TGATTCGCCACAACAACGACAAATGCTATCGGGCAGGTTATCAACTAACCTTTCCAATCTTTTAAGTCGCTCCATCATAGCCAAAACAGCACTATTGGATGGGTTCACTTCCACCACCTTTTTCCTGTATAGTGTGTAAATTTCATAGCGGGTGCTTCATGTAACTCTTGCATTTCTGTTACTGCGCCACGCAGGGCCATAACTTCTTTCACAATAGCATAAAGTTCATCTCTTTCATCTTCAAGATGATTAATTCTTTGCGTTAGGTGTTCAATCTTATCTTCCAATAAATTTACTCTGCTTTCATTATCTAATTTCATCAGATTCGCCTCCATGTTTGCTTTCCAACCTTTCTAGTGTGTGGACTCATTTTTAATCTCAAAGAGATAGAGTTCGTATGCGGGGTGTATTTACCCATCATATCATACGCTCTTCCTTTAAAATCGTGTGTGAAAAACTCATCACCCACATCATATGTCTTAATCACTTCTTCAATTCGTTCTTTTATTGTTTTTATTCCGGGCATTTTATTCATCTCCTTATTCTGTATATACACTATCATTTAGTGTGATTTTCTTTCCGTCAATATTGATTACGATATTACCTTGCTCACTTGGGGCAGGCTTCTCAACAATCTTCTCAACAATCTTTTCAACTTCTACCGGCTTTTCAATGACCACAGGGAATTTTGGATAAGGTAGTTTGGGCGGTGATTTCTCAAGTTTATGTTTGCTAGTCATAACATAAAACCAATCAATACTTACAGACAACAAGACCGGACATACCAGAAGTATCATCCATAGCAGGAAGTAATATACATCATCTGGATTATATGAATCTGCTAAGTTGTAAGCATAGCGGGCAACAAAATAGGTCCATAGACCCAAAAAGACCGCTAAGATTAGTTGTTTAACTACTCTATTCATTGTTCCATCTCCTTTGCTGCAAATGCAGCCTTTCTGATTGCCTCTCTAGCAGAAGCAGTAATAGAAGCCGCTAAATCAACATCGGCCCAACCATATCCTTGAAAGGCAACAATGCCGTAAAAGGAAGCCATTAGTCTTTTAACAGCCATTTGGTTATTATACCACTTCCTGTATTCATCATCGTCGCCGCTTTCACGCGCCTGACGCATCCGTAGTTTATATTCGTTTCTTAGATTTTTAAGAGTCAGGACAGAACGAGGCAAAAGTCCTAACTTATCTGTTTTGTAATATCGCATATCTGTATATTCTTCAGGTGAGAAATCCCTAGGTGTAGCAATATTTACTGCAAACTCAGTTACTTCCTTGGATTTAGTTTCCCAAGAAATGTTACGAGCAATCATCATTGAAGGATATAGACCTGCAAAGTCAAAAGCCGCAACGTTCAAATGAAGACCATTTGTTTCTTCAGTTTCAGGGTGATAAATCATAGCCCCGTCATACGTTTCTCTTTCATGCTTGCGAACTTTAGCACCTGTCGGGGCTTTCCAAGAAGCATTACGCATAAAATAGATAGAACCCATGTGCGAAGCATAAAAACATGCATCGAATGGAGCCAACAGTAATCTTTGCAGAGACAAAATAGCCTCGCTAGTGAAGTTAGTTTCGTCAATCCTTCTAAGAATATCAACGTCCACAACTGCATATTGCATATAGATAGTCGTATCTTCTAACCATCCTCTTCGATAAAATTCGTTGGGGTCAGAAAACTTAGAAGTCCAGACCTTTCCTTCTCCGAAAAGAGTATTGGAAACATAATCTAAACTTAAAGAGGGCAGGGAGCCGCGTTGTGAATCATTCCATTGTCGCTCAAAAGCAAGGTCAAGATTCAGGGTGATTCTTCCCTTGATGGGCTGAGAGATGGGAGAAAATCCGTCATCTCCCTTAGAGTATTCCCATCCATCCTTAACTCGCTTGATTCCGTCCACAGAATTGACCGGACTTAATTCGTTTGGATTAATGTCGTTTGCACAAAGACGCTTGAGCAATACCGGCAAATCGAACTTTAGACCAAACCAAGCAATAAGCATATCAGGGTCATGGCCTTTCAGATTAGAAATAAAGTTCTCAAGCATTTGCTTTTCGCTTTCAGCAACCAATACCTTTGTCTTATATCCTTCAATCTTAGGATTAGCAAAGTGAGTCTTCTGTGTTTTCCAATTAGGGAACCAAGTCCACAACCAGAACTTCTTTTCAAAATTATCATAAACAGAAATAGCAGTAATCATATCGTGATATTCTCCACCTTGTTGCCATTCCATGTCCCAATACCACTTTCTCATTTGGTATTCAGGCATTTCAGTCATTTCATCCACACAATAACGGAAATGAAACGGCACGTCTGCTTCAAAAGTTTCTTTAAAACACTTCTTTGCATTTTGGGTGTCGTATGAACGCTCAATGAACACCTTCTTGAGAGCATTCCCGTTAAGGTCCACGGCATCAGTCGCCTCATATCGGAACGGTCGCTTAATTGTCCGACCTGCCTTATACTCAGCAACGTGGGGATGGTTCTCATAAACATAAAAATACGGGTCAAACTCGACAATTTCTGTCTTTCTTTCGCCGTTTTCTCTCCATGATTTATAGATGTGCTTTCCTGTATCTAATTTGCAAATAATCATTTAAACACCCGCGATATACGGTGCTTTGACTAGTCTTCTATCATCAGAAATGATAACAATAGGAGCATCATCAAGCACATAAAAGGTTAATAGTTGGTCTTTCTTGAAAAACTTATGAAGTGGACTAGAGAACTCGACTGTTGCAGGTTCACCAATCCTAACCAAAGGCTCAATTTCTTCAACATAAGAATTTGTTGGACCATCTGTGCTAGAAATCTTCAAAGATTCTCTAGTTAAGTCAATCTTATATACGCCAGACTTTACCAATTCGCAAGAAGAAATTGCGTTTGCGAACACTTCGCTATTTAAAATAAAGCCGCCTTCAAACTGAGTCTTGGGACTCAAATGAGGTAATTCATCTGTAGGCATAACTACAGGAAGTTTAGAAAGGACAGGACCAAGCCTGTTAATGGCTTGCATATTTGTCCATTCCACAACTCTCGGAACAGATGCTTTCTTTGAACCCGAAGAAAGGGAGAGGAAGTCACCCACTTCTAAAGTGACTTCCTCTCCAAAATTTTTCAAATAAGGAATAATCTGCGATGCCTTACCAATATAGCCGCCATCAGTTTCAACCTCGGCTTCTAACTCAATATTGACGAGAAAGGTATTGTTACCTCCCCAAAGGCTTACAGTATTTGCTTTCGCTGAAAGATAGAATACGTCATCTAGGCTTCCTGATGAAAGTCCGCCCTTATTCACGTATTTGCCCTTTACCTGAATGCTTTCTAATCCTTCTTTAAGTGTATTCGTATTAATATTCAATTTCATTCTATCACTCCAACTCTTCTATTGTCTTTGTTATTTTATAAGCAGTATCAAAATCTAACCCAAATCTAGCAATGATGTTTAGGCAAAATTTTGTTTCAAAATATGTTAAATTTTTTGATTTTTCTACGGCAATCTCTTCTTTACCCAATTTCTCAAATTCTTTCCTTTCAACTGAGCCAATACTTAATTCGTTCTTTTCCTCTTCTGAAATATGCGTCAACAACTTAAGATAAACTTCTCTTCCATCCTTTTTTTCGAAAAAATTCTCTCGGTCCTTTTTATAGTGAGAATAGGCCGTGGCTTGACCTACGCCGGTTTTTGTCCGATATAACTCAATCATTTCCTTTTTAGATTGAAAATATTTTAGATGTATATTTTCTTTATACCATTTATAAAAACTCAAATCTTACCCTCCCTGAGTTCGGGAATACCCGTCCAATTTACACCGGCAGGGCCAACAGTCAAGGTTTCCCAAGTCTTTCCAACTAAGGTAGTATTAGTCTTAGAAGCACTTAAGGTAGCCTTATAGATAGTATTACCTTGCTTCTTCGTCTGCTTAGTTTGAATCACTTGGAAAAGCGCATCTCCCCAATTATGCCAATTGGGTTTTTGACCAATTACTTCGCCCGTGCTTCCATAGTCAGCCTTTGCGTGTGTAATGTAAATTTTATCACACTTCAACTGCTTACTCATATTAAGCAAAGCATAGAAGGGAGCGTTTCTTTTACCCCATTCAAACTTCATCTTTTGTGGCTTTCCAATCTTTGAAGAGCCTGTAACGTGAAGTGTGCAGGTATCTAGCCACTTATCAACTCCATCGAAAACAAAGAGAATATCCTCTCCCTTTTCAATTTCTTCTGCTACCAATAAGATGAAGTCTTCGGAGTTACGCTCAGATGAGGCGATATCCGCTTCACCCTTATCATTCAAAACCTTTGGATTCCAAAGAACAATTCTGTCCGTGCAATCATGGTTTTGTCGCCATGTTGGTTCGCATCCATCATCCCAATCAAGAACATAAATTTTCTTATGTGGGAAATCTAGAGCAAGGCCAGACTTAACGGTTTTAGGTTCTCCCCAAACTCCTAAGCAAAGAGGACTTGGCCTATTTAGACGTGCTTCTGTCTGTGCGGCCAACCTTGCCCTAAGTCCAAGAACACGGGCATTTGGACTATTTGCTTCGGTTTTTCCTCCTGTTTTACTAGTCAAGCCCATTCGTTAGCACCTCCAATTTCTGTTTCGTGAAGAGACAATTCCTTACCATGAATTTCAGCCCATGTGTTGATAATCTCAGTCACTTGCTCTTTCGTATCTGTTCTAAACCGGCATTCTTTTGTTCCAAGGTGAAACTTAATCCAAAATTCTCCGGCTACCTTTTCATTTTCTTTAAACGTAATAAAGTCAACATTGATTAAATCAATGATGTAGTTGTTTTTTAACATAAAATATCTTTCTTTTAAAATCATATAAATCCCTCAAGGGTATAGGCTTCGCACCTATTCGACCGTCATTAACGCCAACGGCTACACAAAGGTTCAATCAGAACCAATCGTAGTCTTCATCCACTACAGGAGCGGCTTCGACTACAGAACCCTTCTTGTCCATAGCATACAAACCACCGACATTGATGGTTGCAGGCTGAACTTCGCCATCAACTTCGCGTTGAGAAGTGTTTCCGATAACGATTACAGAAGAACCGATACCAAAGTCAATTTCGATATGCGAAGGAATCCAACAAGTCACCACTCCGCCATCATCGTCATAATTGAACTCAGCGTTTAGGTCCGTAATGTTGAGAATACGGTTTCCGTTAGCAGTTGGCGTCATGTTCATGTTACACACGGTTCCTTCAGTAATGATGAATCGCTCGTTATACGGAAGACTTTGCCTTTCTGTGTGAGCCATATCCACATCAACAAGAGAAACAACGTGACTATCCATCTTTTCAAGAAGGAAGTCTTCAACCTTAAAAGTGTCCATGTTGCGATAGTCGCTATTTTCAGGGTCAAGGTCAGAGTTACGCAAAAGACTGTTCAAAGTAACTTCAGTCATTCCATACATGTTTCCATTCTCGTTAGGAATCGCAAGGAAGTGGACCCAATCGAAAGTGTTGGGGCTAAAATCCACACCGGGCTGATTCTTATAAGAGAAAGGCCACAATTGTTTCTCGCCACCTTCAACAGAACCATAGAAAAGGCCCTGTCGTCGGAACTGTTCAGCAGGCAAAGGCTTTCCATAGCCCTTATTTTCTCCACCGTTACGGTAATGAGCGAGGTCATCCAAAGGAATAAAATACTGCCCATCCATACCTTCTTCAGCACCTTCAGGCAAACTGCTGATTGTCTTTTCCTCATACTCGCCCTTGTGATAACGGGCAACAACCCACTTTCCAAGTGCATTTTGAGTAGCAACGGCGACAACACCAGATTCAAGGGCATTATCGGCATCACGACGATATTCTTCACCTGCGCGGTTTCTCTTCCAACGCATAGTGTCTCTCGGAGCATCGAGAGAAACGAACATACCAAAGACTTGCTTTGCTAATCCACCACTACTGTTGTTTGAGTTAGAAGGCTTATTGGACCTTCTAAATTGTGCAACGTGAGAACGCCAAAGAGCGACACCAATTTGGTCGCTAGTTTCAATGTTGTTCTCTGCACAAATGCTTTCATATTTTTGTGTTGCTTCTTCTAGAGTCATCCCAATAATAGAGAGGGAGTTCTCAATTTCTTTTTTCATCTTTTCATTCATGTTTTACACTCCTGTTTATAATTGTCCAACCATCCACGAAATTAATACTTTCGGTGTCATAGTTGAGGACCGCCATTCTGTTTCTCCAATCGCTCTAAGATACTTGAATTTGATTTTAGAATCCATCTCTGTATCTAATACTGCATCGTGAAGACCGCGACAAATTTCTTTCACGTTACGTCCGTCCACCAACATCTTATGTAAATAATCCAATGCGGCGGATTTGTTATTCTGAATTAAATTAAGCCCTTCAGTATATGCTTCGAGGCTAATTGTTATTTGCTTCTTGAGAGTAAGATTACCTGCCTTTGCTGCCTGAATCTCGGTAATCGCCCTACGAAGGTCTAAAGACCCCGAGGCTATAAAGGACCGGATTTCATCTTCATTAAAGCGGTCAATTCCCTCACTAGCCAAAATATTTTGCACTACTTCCAAGATTACTTCTGCGTCGAGAGGAGCAAAATGGTAATTTGCACACCTACTTTGAAGAGCAAAAATAATCTTCGTTCTATCGTTACAGGTAATAAGGAATCGAATATTCTTAGAATACCTCTCCATAATTCTCTTTAACGCATTTTGGGCATCTGTGGTCATTCCATCCATTTCATCGAGAAGCATGATACGGAAAGGCGCATCACCAACGACGCCACTTTGAGCCACATTCTTAATTGTGGTTCTAACGGTTTCTAGTCTCCTATCATCAGATGCATTCAGTTCAATGAAATTATCTTCGAAGGAATCCTTCAACATATCCCTAGCGGTAGCAATAGCGGCAGCAGTTTTGCCGTTACCGGGATTACCGTAATAAAGAACATTAGGCATGTCTTCTTCTTCAACCCAAATGGTTGCATCCATTCTATAATGTTCTTGACCACGAATTTCATTTACTGATTTTGGTCTATATTTTTCTGTCCATAGCATTTCAATTCCTCCATTCATCTCTCACAGTCCAAAGATATCTTTTATTCTTCGGCCTATTAATGTCTTCAGGCACTAGCCTGAGTTTATTCTCATAGTCACATTTTGCTAAGACATTTGAAGTTACCCTGACTGACTTTGGTAGCCAACCTTTGGGCATCTTAAATCTCAACATAGATGTTAATGTTGATGTGGGAAGAGGTCTTCCTTCTTCTAGAATCAATTCAACGCATCCATCAACGATTTTTTTATTTCTTTTAGCATGTTTTTTCATAGTAATCACATAAAATTGTCTAGGCTCCCTATGTCCAAAACAACAGGGTCAGTTTTACGTCTTCTTCTTTTCTCGCCTAATCCAAGAAGCCGACATTCGCCATGATTGAGTTTCTTCATAGCCCATGTTTTAAATTCATCATCTAATAACAACTGTCTGAGTAATCTCTCATCTTCAACCCCTAACTTTCGACAGATAGGAGGAATTTTACTATACGTGTTTCTCTTAGGCATCTGAAGACGCCCAAAGGAATTACCGGGATGAATGTAAGACAGTAACTCATAAAAGTAGTCTGAAGACCACCTTCTTTTCACTACACCATCAACAAATAGAAGACGGTTAGGATGAATATTGTGAGATAACCATAAAATAATCTGTGTATCTGCCGGTTTGTTATGCTTCAACAACTCAGCCATTTTATCTCTATCAGGCATCTTCATGTAAGTCATAACTAATGAATATACGTCCATATCTTTATTCACAGGTTCTTCACTATTAGGAGCAAGAGTATTTACCTTTTCTCTCAAATGATTAACTCTTCCCGCCCTTTTAATCTGACATTTATCTTTGATATCTTTAGGAACAGACTTTTCATTAATTGAAGTAAATACAATCTGTCCTTTATATCGCCGCATGATGTGAAGAATCTCTTCCTTCTTCGGCTTAAAATGAACATCTTCGATAATAATTCCGCCCTCGATAGGGATAGAACCAATATCCATTGTGCTTACTTCATTAGCATACATAACGTAAGGGTCTTCACAAAAGGTTCTAGCCTTCTGTGATTTTCCCGTTCCGGGTTTGCCTGTTATTAAGATTGGTCTAATTTTCTTTATTGTGGTAAGTCCCATTATAAAACTCCCTTTAATTCAAATAATTCTGTAATTCCTTCTTCTGTTAAGTGTCGTCTTTCACCAACGATTTCCACCGCTTTTCTAAATCTAGCCCATTCGTTTTTTGCGTCAGGACAAGACTCAGGAATACCCTGCATCAATTTATAGAGGTTAATGATACCGCCGATTCTTAAAATGGGCCTAGGGCGACTTGAGTGTTCTTTTTCTTTTAGAGTAGTTTCAATACCCATTCTGTGTAGGCCTCTTTGAATTTCTTCTAAGAATGCAAAAGAGTCCGCTCTAATATTTAGACGAAGCCTTGTTCTATATCCAATACCTGAATTCTCATTTCTCTCAATGTGGAAGTCTGCCTTTCCAAGAGAAAGAACAACTCCTTTAATCATGTCTGAATTAAGCATAATCAAAAGCCTCCGTTGCTCCTAAATACTCACCTTTGATTCTCAAAAACTCAAAACCAGATAATACTACATGTTTTACTAAGTCTTCAAATTCCATGCATTTTCCCGGAAAGATAAAAGTAATTGATGAACCTTGATACGTTCCAAGTGCTTTTGCTGTTTCTTCATCCATATCATCATATACTACACAATGTAGAGGGTTTTTGCTAGTCTGTAATAGATGTGCGCTGATACCTTTAGTTAGAAGATTTAACTCACTTTCTTTAATATACTTAAAAGAAACAAAACTGAATGAGGTCAGGTTATCATAGCGTCGAAGCCATTCCTGAACCAATTCATCGGTGAACATTACTCTAACCCGTCCTCAATGTATTCCTTATGGTCCATTCTTAATTCCTCCGAAAAATGTAATTGTGAAAAGTTAATCTCAGAAAAGTGTTCTGCTCCAACTCTTTTGTGTCCATGTCTCTCAGCAGTTTCAAATGCGTTCATAATCATGACTTCTGCTAACCCTGCTAATTGTTCGTGGAGAAACATAATACCTTTTCTAGAAAATTGTCCATCTGTTGTTTCTTTGATAATATCCCTCAAATTAATTTTAGATTGAAACTTACGAAGCGGAACTTTTGTTGTCTCAGTTACGGGTTGGATTAAAGTGCCGTTTTCGTCAAAATATGGAACCTGCGACAGAATCATCTTGCGAGGACGCCCTTTATAATGCTTTACGTCATGAAGATGAGCAAAATTATCATCAATCTTCACAACTTGGTATGTTTTACCGTCAATCATTGTAAATTGTCCTTCCTTAATCATTCTGCATCTCTCCCTTTGCTTGCATCAAACAGTTTCGGATAACTTCAAGGTCTGATTCATCATCTAGAAGTTGAAGACACAGATTGATGATAGCCTCCATCCTATTTGTTTTTTCAACAACGTGACTCTTACCATAGGCTAATACATCATCAGTTCTCATTCCTGCAGATTTAAGAAAAACCTTTCTAGTGTCAGGACGTGGCCTTTCAGGAGACAATTTGTGAAATCTATCATGTAGTTGATAAAGAATTAGATAAATTGATCTCATTCTTTTCTTATGCACAGAAATCGCTCTTCCAACTTCCTTCTTAGACATTCCTTCAATTTCAGAAGAAGAACCGTCAGTATTCGTAAAGTATTTGTATGTTTTCATTAAATCATCTCCAAAACATCATTAATGGTGTTTGCGTCTTGAGGAAACTTATCATCCCTAATTCTATTGACGCGAGGAAATCTAAGACCGATGTTACCCTTAGCATCCCTCGTTACTAAATCTGCACTAACTTCAAGAACAACTCTAGGTAAGAAATTGTGCTTGCCATTAGCAAAAGATTCAACATTTCTTCGCAAATCATTTGTTAAGCGAATGAGGTCAGAATCAGAAAAGCCTGTTCCAACCCAACCAATCGGAGAATAAGAACCACCATCTCTTACTCCGATTTCATAACTACCAAAAACACCTGCTCTCTTTCCTTCTCCATAGGTTGCAGAAAGAATAACTACATCTAACTCAATCCGAGGTGGTTTATGTTTAGCCCAAGAAACAGAACGCTTTCCGGGCTGATATTCGGCATCTGCATCTTTTACGATAATGCCTTCAAAACCTGCATTAATCGCTTCGTGATAGAAAGCGATTGCATCTCCGCCAAATTGTCGGTGGGCTTGGTTCGATAACCCCTTCATTACTTCAAGCCTATGCGTGTAACTGAGGCCCATAACTGCCTTCCCGTCCATCTTCAGGCAATCAAAGATAACCCACCTCACAGGGCATCTTTGGACCGCTTCAGCGTGGTCCTTGGAATGAACGCGAGTCCCTAAACGCTGATGAGGCGCAGGCGTCCCGTCCTCGTTCACGGGATAAATTTCACCATCAAAGATAGAATTATCACAATCATACTCTTGAACAATTTCGACAATATCTGGGTATTGTGGAGTAACAATCTTGCCCTTTCTGTTAAAGATAATTACATTGTCTCCCTTCTTATGAATTTGATAGCGATTACCGTCATACTTGTAATCCACAATTTTATTCTTAGGCCACTTACTTAGAGGAATAGCCTTAGCAAGCATAGGTGCAACAAACGTCCCATGATTCAAAATCATAGGAGGTTCAGAATCAGCCATATAATATTCACAAACATTAGCCACAGTATTAAATGTTGTGTGCTTCTTGACTTCCGCCTGCTTTTTACCAAAATGCTTTGCTAAAATCTTAACCACATTGCCAACATTAATTCCATTACGAGGTGTTCGTAACCAATATCTCAAAAACCATCGTCGCTCAAGAGCAGACATTGATAGAAGTAAAGCAGAAAACCGACGATAAGAGTCAGAACCAATACCTGAGCAATCTTCGCCCAAGAAGTTTAGAACGGTCCGAATAGATGCTATATTGGTCCCTTCGGCAGAAGAATCCATATAATATGCTACATCACCCATATCTTCATAAACATTAAAGTCGCCTTCGACTTCTTCATCGTGAACATCGAAAGCATTCGCTAGCCACTTCTTTGCGCGAGCAACACCAATATTGTTAGACTCATATTCCAACGCAAGAACAGATAGTAAAGCACTCTTATCTGTAAAGTTCTCCAGAGCCTTCGAAATCATCGAGATTTGTCTGCTTGGTGTTTGTTTGTCCGTTGCTTCCAACAGATTGCTCATCATTTTCCATGTCATCAAAATTCACCTCTTTATTTACTGTATAAATTAAGTTCTTAATATCGTCCGAAATTGTTTCATACCCTTTCGGTTCTTCTTCTTCAGTCACAAAAAACCAATGCAGGAATTTTGCGACCATAATCCATTCATTCTTCTTCATCTTGCGATACATCTTCAAGTCCCCCAAGAAGGCGTAGGAAATTAGTCATCATCATTGATGCAACTTCAACCTCTTCAAATTTTTCCTGCTCAAGAAAACGA